CAACTGTACCAGCAGACGCAAGGCGTGTAGCCATCTCAACAATATCGCGCTCTGTTGTGGCAAAGTTATTGCCAAGGTCAACGATGGTACTGCCGAGTTTGGAGTATTCATCAGCGGTCGTTCCGGTAATGTTGGCAAATTTGGCAAGTGCAGAGGCAGCTTCATCAGCGGAAAGGTTGGTTGCTTCACCCAAGTCGATCATAACGCGGGTAAAGTCAAGTACATCATCGGTGGCAATACCCAACTGTCCAGCAGCTTCCGCAACCGCCGAAATCTCCGTAGTGGACGCAGGAATTTCTTCTGCCATGTCCAATATGCCCTGCCGGAGTGCCGCAAGCTGCTCTGTAGTGCCGTCTACTGTTTTTTCAACGCCAGCAAAGGCGCTTTCAAATTCTACAGCCGCTTTTGTGGCTGCCACTCCTGCGCCTGCAAAGGCCAAAGATGCCGGTGCAAACTTCTTTGCAATGTTCCCGGACTTTTCTGCTATTTCGCCGGTAACCGCTGAAACCTGTGCGAGTGCCGCACGGCTCTTGGACGCTTCGGCCTGTAGGTCTTTCAGCTTTAGTTCGGCGCTGGTCAGTTCCCGGACTAACTCACGGTATTGTTTTTGGTTGATCTCCGTGCCGTCCGCCATTTCCTGATCCGCTTTCTTTTTGGCGTTTCGGAGGCTTTCAACCTTGTTTTCTGTATTTTTGATTTGATCCCCGAGCAACTTCTCCTTTTGCTTGAGCAGGTCAATATTGGTCGGGTCGAGTTTCAGCAGGCGATTGACTTTATTAAGCTCCGATTGTGTCCCACGGATTTCGCTGTTCAGCGAGCTGATCGCTTTCGACAATCCCTTTGTATCGCCGCCGATTTCAACAACGATGCCTTTAACATTTTCAGCCAATCTTACCACCTCCTGCGAAGAAATCACGCAAGCCGCCGGGTCTGCCCTTTATAGCATACTGTTCTGCGTCGTTGGCCTTTTCGATCATCAAATCATAGACCATTCCGCAGGTCATGTCCTCCAGCGCTTCATCGGATAACCCGAGTTCAGCGCAGCGGAGCATAAAGGTTGACCCGGTAGGCTCACGCACGGTTTGTTTTATTTTTTTTTTGGAACAGCGGTAGTCTTGTTGTTCAGGCTCCAAAGCTCCAAAATGGCAGGGAGCACTTTATAGATGGAAAACATCTCAAACTGCTCCAGCCACTCGTCAACATTGTCCGGGATGGACCCGTCATATTGCCGAGCCATGATAAAGGCGACATCCTCAAATATTTCAAGATCGCTTACGGAAAAAGATCCGTCCTCGGATGTCGCTGCCGTTTGTAGCTTTTGCAGGTCACGGACAATGTCCCGACCCACTTTATGGCGGTAGATGCGTGGGGTCAGCGCATTAGCGCACAACCCTACACTTTTTCCGTCGATCTCGATTACTTTGTTCATTTCAGCCTCCAGTCGTCGGAGTGAATACGGCGGTGTACCAGCCGTTCACGGTCGCCTCCGGGGTCTCCGCCGTAGTGTAGGCAAGGGAGTTGCCGTTTGCCAGCGGGGAAGCGGTGATGCTGACGGTCTGCGTCTGCGGCTCTACGCTCTCGGTCGTGGTGTTCAGCTCACGGGTAGGCCGAGTGCAGGTGCAGTTGTAAAGAACAAACTTCGTCCCGTTCACATCGCCCTCCTCTTGGAACAGCAGGGCGAAGGACTTGGGCTGAATATTTGCATTCTCGATCATCACCTTGCTGGTGGTGTCAAGAGTGTACCCGAAAACATCCTTGAGGAATGCTTCGGGGAAAACGGCAACTTCGAGATCGCCGGTGTAGCCGCTGTTCGCCACGGCTACGAAATACTGAATGTTGTCCGCATAAAACGGTGTGGTATCGCCGGAAGGCTCCAAAGACATGCTAACTGCGCCGGGGATGGCTACGGGAGTGCCATAGGTGTTATTTTCCCCGTCGAGGATAGCGTAATGGACATTCGAGATACCGAATTTAACTTTATCAGCCATTTTTACACCTCGATTTCATAAACTACTTGGTTACATTGTTGATCCTCAATGTAACTTTCGGACTTTTGCCAAAACAGAGAGGACAAAGCCTGTTCGACTTTGCCCTCTGCTGTTAGGTCTTTATCTTTTGTGTAAAGCTCAACCTGTATATGGTTGATGGGGTGATACACCACATTGTCAGCGCAAAAATTATTAGAGTAGGAGACGCGATAGAGGATATACGGTAACTTTTGCGGCTTATTGAAGTAACCGTAAGCTACGGGCATCCTCGTCTGTTTTAACAGGGAATTGACCTCTTGCAGTGTCATCCTTTCTTAATCACCACCTTTACACGGGTTAATAGTTTCTGCTCTGCCTTTTGCTCCGCTGGGCCGATGTGGGGGAATGGGCGGGCAGAGCCTTTTGCGGTTCCGCCTGGGCCTGCGTGACCATGTTCCAGCAAGTGCGTGAGCTGGTAATCCGTTTTGTTGAAAATTCGCATACGGATATCGCTGTAGCTCTCATATGCGACCTTGTCACGCCAACCGGCCTTATAATCGCCGGTCTGTACCGGGCTGCCGGTCACAATGTCTTGGCGGCATTCCTTTGCCACCTGCCGAACCTCTTTTTTTACGCCATTCGTAACGGCCTGGTCATAGTTTTTCAGTTCGGACAGGATTGCCGTTGTCAACTCATCCGGTCTAACCGTTTTCGACATCGTTGCCCACCTTTTCCTCTAGGTACAGCTCTATTTCATCGCTGCCTGTTGCAAAATAGGTGCGATAAATGGAATAGCGTGTGCCGCGCCACTCGGCTAATTTCTGCCCAGCATAGTTGGCGATAGGAGTAACCGCCACAAGGGACGGCTGCAAGCCGTTTTGACCGGCGGAATAGAACTCCGCCCGTGTAGCGGACTGCAGCCGCGCCCAGACCTGTGTTGTGGTTTCTGTGGCAATCTGTACCCCGATATCGTTCTGCTCAAAGGTTTGGGAGATTAATGTAATGAGATCATCCAAATCAACCACCCACCTTTTGCTCAAACAGTCGGTTGTTGAGTGCCCAGCGCAGCATACGCGGCATTGCCACTACTTTCTCTCTGCGCTGCCGGTAGAGGTAAGCGGCGTACATCTCCACCAGTACGGCATCACCCGTACTGGTGGAGAGCACGATGCCCTCGGTGGCAATGTACTCTTTGGCAGACGCGATCAGCGCCAAGAGATAGTTGTCCAGCGCTGCGGTGGACAGCTGCAAATCGACTTTCAAGATCACAAGGATGTCAGCGTCTGTCATGCTTTAACCCCCCTTAGGAAGCCTTGGTTACATTGACGGTATAGACTACGGTCTCGTTGCCGTTCTTCACGGTTACGGTCAGAGGATGGGCAGTGCCATCAGCCAGCCAAGTAACAGTGCCGCCGTTTTTCACATTGGCGTTGTTGTAGGCGATAGCAACCTGTGCGCCTGCGACCTCGGTGGTGGCGTTTACGGCAGCAGTCGCAGCGGAAGCGGTAGCGGTGTAGCTCAGCACATCGCCATCAAAAGCAGGGCTGAGGGACAGGTTTCCAACGGTCAGAGCAGACAGCTTTGCGTTGTTGGCGGTATCAGCCGCAAAGGTCATGGAGGTGGTTACGGAAGCGCCGTTAATGTTGATCGCCACAAAAGCGCCGGGGATAACGGGCATACCGTCAGCACGCTCTTTGCCGCGGAATACGGTGTTGTCCTGAATGAACTGAACCTCGCGGGATGCTTCGATGGTCATGCCGGAGCGCTGCGCCCACAGGTACAGGTCGCCATAGCCGCCAACGATGTCGCCATCGGGGATAAATTCGAGGATTTCCACATCACCGCCGATGATGGGCATGGTCATACCGTCAAAGGTGACATACCGGCCCAAAGCGGTAGCAAGGATTGCCTTGGACTGCAGAGTAGCCAGGGTCTTGCTATTCATAGCCCAGAAGCGCTCGCCGCGGGAATAGCGGGTGAAGGTGTTACCAGCAGCAACAGCCAGCGCAGCCCAGAAAGCCTCGCCGGTGGAAGCGGTGGGAATGGTGATGATGTTGGAGGTGTGCAGGTCAACCCAAGCAGGAGCATTGGCCGGGTAATCGCTGGGTTTGCTCTCCTGCGCCAGACGCGTCACAATACCGAGAGGCATCTTCTGACCAGCGCCCTTGCCGTACAGGATGGCCTTATCCTTGGCAAGGCCGATAGCCTCGGACAGCATCTCGACGATCCAGGAGGCGAGGTTTACATCGTTATCCTCCAGCAGGGAATTACAAACAGGAACATAACCGGCAACCTTGAAGCCGTCAAGAGTGATCTGGTTAAAGCTGAAGGTCAGCTCATTGATGGCACCGCACATTTCAGTCCAAACGGCCTCGGGGACAGTACCGGCAATGGTCTGACGGGCTTCGCCATTGACATTGCGGATGCGGACCCGACGCATCAGTTTGGAGTAGCGATACATATTCTCGGCAATGAGGTCGAGGAATACAACAGGGATGGTCAGCTCACCACCGGTGATATCTCTCTTGCTGCGGGCAGCGTTACGAAGCTCCGCAAAGAAGGTCTGCACATCGGGCTGGGCTACAATAGCGTCACGCTGCTCTTTGGGAAGAGCGTCAAAGGCGCGCACATTCATGGGGAGGGAGCGAATGTTGATGGTATTCATGGTAAAATCATTCCTTTCGTCTTTCTTTTCTGCTTTGGGTTCAGCCTTGGGAGGATCCTTTTCGGCATTTTCCAAATCTTCCTCAAGGCCCTTGATTTCTGCGGACAGTTTTTCTTTTTCGGCGTTGTGGGCATCCTGTTCCTCGGTAAATTTGTTCATGGCGTCCTCAACAGCCTGCTGCTCCTCATCGGTGGTAGCTTCGCCGATTGCTTTTTCGATTTCAGCGGAGCGTGTTGCAAATTCTGCGTCTTTAGCTACCAGTACCTCAAAAGCTGCTCTTTTCAGTCCCAGCTTTTTGGCAATCATAATGGATTTCAGTGCCATGTCAGCACTCCTTTCTTAGCTTTTTGAGGGCTTCGGCCCTCCATTGGTCGAGCTTGCGCTCGTTGATCTTTTCAAGGTCTTTTCTCCGGGCCTCTACCATGGTGTCCTCATAGGCCGGGAAGGTAACGACCGATACCTCATACAGTTTGACTTTGCGGATTGTCCACACGGTTGTGCCATCCGGCCGGATTTCGGTTTCCTCGTCAAGGATGTCAAAACCAAAAGAACACTGGGAAACATCTCCGCGCTTTACGCGCTCATAAGCGTTCATGGCATCCTGATCGGCTTGATTAATGAGGATGGACCCCCAAAGGCCCAAATCGTCAACGCGGAGGGTCAGTGTACCAGCTGTTGTTCTGCCAAGCACGATTGTGGTATCATGGTTAACCAGCGCCCGAATATCATCACCGAGGGTACCATCAAAGGCTCCTCGGTCAATGCGCTCGATGGCTTTATCCCACATCCGGTATTCGCCGGTAAAGGTGGCGAAATAGCCCTCAATGTAGAGGTTTCCATCAGCAGCGCGGGTTTTGAAGTCGCCACTGCGGCTGATTGCCTGTCTTGCTCCTACCATTTACTCACCTCCTCCGTTTAGTTTTTTCTGATCGCCAAGGCGGTCCGCGGGAATGTAGTTTTCAAGGGCCAAAAGCTCATCCATTCCCTCGTGCGGAGTAAGCCCAACCCAACTGCGCCACTCGTTCCGTGTCATTGCCATGCGGTCAACCATTTCCGCGCCAGCTTTGATGGTTTCCTCCAAGGAATAGTTGTAGAGGGAGCGGACATTGAAGCGGAAAAAGTAATCCGGAGATACGAGCAGCTTTCGGCTAAACTCCTGCTCCAAAATCTGTGCAATCGGCATGATACGGGAAGAAATAAAGTTGTTCCATTCGTCTCGCTTGAATTCGCCAACGCCCAAAACAAAAGGCGGCACGCCAAGAATGGTTGCCACCGTCGTTTTATCCAGTTTTACGAAGTCTGCCAGCGCAAGATCAGATAGAGTAAGGGGCCTTACCTGTTCCACCGAGAATTGCTCGGCAGGAATCAGCCAAGGTTCCCCGGCTTTATTGCTTGCCACAAAATCGCCAAGGAGCTTTGCGCGCCCCTCCGGGTCAGAAAACTCGTCCGTCAGCGAATCCACCTTCACGATAAGAGATGGTTTCCATTCACTGGCCATGAAGCCATTTTCTGTTTTCGCCGCTTGCTTGAGGTTATTTGCCACATCAGCCAGCGCAATGCTGTACCCAGTGCCTTGCCATGGGTAATAATTGCTCGGATTTATGGCAAAATGCAGCACATCATTCGGGTCATAGGGTTTCCCAGATATTTCGATGCTATAATACCGTTCCCCATTCGGTACAAATGCTACAAACGCCGCCGGAATCGGGTCAAGCCGCCGGAGCAGCCCCTTCCGGGTCTTTGGGAGCACTACAGCGTTCCCCCGGCCATCCAGCAGCATTGTTTTGATGATCCACTGGATAAAGTTTGACCGGCCCATGTAACTGTTCGGCTCGATATCAACCACACGAGACAGCCCATTTTTAACCCGGATATCTCCACTATCGGTGTTTTGCATCAGATAGATTGTCATACTTCCAATTAAAGACGCAATCCTATCCACAGCGGCACAGATTTCCGGGTTGTGCGCAAGGTCTGTATAGCCGGAACAGGTTAGGTCTTTCCAGCCGGTTCCATCAC